TACGGACACGACTAATATCAATATCACTTGGAGGCTAGTTCCAAATACGTTTACAAGTAGTGTGGCTAATGCAGATGGTTATCTTGAATATTTTATTAACGGCAAGTTCTCTATTCGTATAGAAGATATGATCTTATCAGCTGTTGAAGGAGAGTTTCTGGAGTTTATTAAGTGGGAGCATTATTGGAATGGGGCTTATCATGACGGGTCAGTAGGTCCGAATTTTTCACAAGATCTTTGGATTGCATTCGACAATCCTATTGTGTGGACTTATACCGATGATAGTGGAGAGACTACAGGAAAAAGTTCATGGGGTAGAACCCTTCAGATGCCAGATGTTGAATCCTTAGATGGATATTAACATATAAAAATTTAAACGAATAATAGATATTTATAAAATCTTAACAAAAATTTGAAAACTAAACTATTGTTCACCATAAAAATAGTACTGAACGTCAGTGAAAGTACTATCTAATATTAATAAAGTAATATTTAAGAGAGTTTAATAAGCTCTCTTTTTTTTATGTGAATAAATAAAATAAAATTAGTTTAAAAATGCCTGCTAACACTAATGAAAATCAAAAAATAAGTACAGCTTTCTCTAACAGAAATACAGCAGATCAGCCTGGAGGTGTTCAAATTTGTCCTGTTGAAGGGAATCCTGCTTTTGATATGACTGCTATGTTATCTGCTGTTCAAACTTATACAAAATTAAATTTTGTAGTTAATCAACTTGTTGGTATGGAAGTAAGATGGTTTAGAGCAGTACCTCAACAAAGATCTCAAGATGTTATATTTCAAGAATATACACTTAGCTGTGTTGAAGATACACCTCTTTGTTTAAAAGTAGTCTTACCTGATGGTAATTTTCCAGATTCTAGATATGATTTTGATTTATATGGTTTAGAATATGAGATTCCATTAGAAATACATATTGATAAAGGATATTGGGAAAGTATAGCAGGTTCAGGAACTGTTCCTCAAAAAAATGATATTGTTTATTTTTCAACTCCTAATAAATTATATGATGTTATTTCATCTTATTTACTTAGAGGATTTATGGAACAAGAAACTACTTGGAAACTTAATCTTAGAAAACATGTTCCAAAAGCTTCAAGAAAAGAAGGATCAGCTCTTACTGAAACTATTAATGATTATACAGTTAGTGCAGAAGAAATTTTTGCTGAAAAAACTTCTTCAGATATACAAAAACTTCAAGATGATAAACAAATGAGCCCTTGGAATTCAACAGAAAGAGATAAATATAAATCAATGGATAAAGATTTATTTATTGTTACTTCTAAATTAGAAATGTATGGTACTGTTATTGCTGAATCGTTTTATGATTTAAACTCATCTAGATTATTTAATGCTGTTACTTATAATACAGGAGATGATATTGGAATTACAGACGATAGATGCATAACTGCATGGACTATGATTGATCCAGGAGTAATTGATGAATATGCAGTAGAATCATTAACATATGATTCTACTTTACCATATCCAGCAAACTATATTCTTAAAACAAAAATAAGAATAAATCCATCTTTAAAAGATGCTCCTCGAATTGGTGATAACATAGAAGTTTCAAGACCAGGAAAACTTAATTTTTTCTGTAATTTAATAGATGATGCAGGAAATAATACATATTATGTTAAAATTGATGACGTTGTGGTAGATTATTTAACATCTATTAAATCTACTTGGGCCACTACTAAAAATTATAAAATGAAAGTTCAAAATCCTATTTCTATTTTAGATGGTAAAAATGGAGAAATTTCTGGATTTAAAGTTGATATTTTAGCAAATCAATATTTGAGAATTATTTATGGTTCTCAACAACATATTGCTATAATAACAGATAAACTTTATGATAAACAATGGTATGGTATTATTATAAATATTGGAAATACTTGGGGACAATATAACACCTATATTTATAAACAACATCCAAGTGATGAAACTACAAAACTACAAAACATTTTCTATGAAACTATAAATTTTACACCCGAAAATACTATTGTAGATTATTATTCACTAAATAAATCCCCATCATATATTACAAATATAAGATTATATGTATCTACAATGGAAGAAGAGAAACAAATGAATGAATTATTAAGATATTTTGTTCCTGACGGCGACCAAGTTGTAATTGCAGATAATGCAGACCCCCAGTTTCGTAGCCCATATATTGGTGCTCAGAGATAATTTATTATATATAAATATGTTAAACTAAAAATTATGAAAATACAAGAGAAAAGAGATAAACTTGAAAGTTTATTAAATGCTTCCTCAGATAAATTAATGGATGATGTTCCCGTACCTGGCCATATTCCTGAAGAATTAAATAGCGAACCTATTATAGGTATTGATTTTGATGAATTAAAACACATTTGCAATAAAGAAGCACGAACTATGATAAAAAATTCTATAAGTTTTATTTTACCTCCAGAAATGTTAAAAGGAAATAAATATATTACTAATAAATTAGAAATAGATATCATGTCATTAGCTGGAATGATTTATCAGTTAAGAACAAATGAGGCAATGCAAAAGGCGCTTATGGAAGAAGTTGATAGAGGAATGATAAATCCTGGAATGTTTAAAGTTTTTGGAGATCTTTCTAAAACAATTTCAGATATAAATAAGCAATTATTAGGAACTGTAGAAGCTATTAAATCTACTTATAAAGATATTAAAAATGATATCAAAGAAAAAGAAATTGAAGCATTACCTCAACTTCAAACAGTATCCGATATAACTCCTTTAGAAAAAGAGGAAGTAAAAGTGGAAGAAGAGGAAGTGGAAGAAGAGGAAGTGGAAGAAGAGGAAGTGGAAGAAGAGGAAGTGGAAGAAATTTGTGATATGTCTATGCAAAAAGATGGAGGTATAATTACTTTAGGAACTAAAGAACTTATTAATAGCATGAAAAAACGCAAATACGCAGATAGTCAAAATGTTCAAGATGTAAAAGATATTTCATAATGGTAGACACAACAATATGGACAACAGAACTTGTCAATCAAACTTTAGAAAAACTACGATACGGATCAAATACAGATAGATCATGTTTTCATGAAAATGACGTAGAATTAAAAGCTGGACAAATACTTTTTAAATTAACTGCAGAAGAAATTGAAGAATTTCAAAAATGTTCAGAAGATATTATATACTTTGTAACAAAATACTGTAGATTTATGACCGATTCTGGTCGAACTACCGTAAAATTAAGAAAATTTCAAAAAGAAATTCTCCAGGAATTAGCTGAAGAAGAATACAAAAAAAAATTAGATGACTTCGGACCAAAAGCAAGGAATTATATTTTAATGGCAAGCCGTCAAATAGGTAAATGTTTATTCAATTCTAAAGTGGAAATAAAAAATAAAGATTTAAATGTGAAAACATCCATAAATCTTCTATATTATATTCATAAAGAACACCTTACAGTTTTAGAAAAACTAAAATTTAAACTTATGCAACTATATCAAAAAGTAGATAATTGGTGAAAAAACAAGTGGAACTTATCTAAGGCCATGTTCATAAAAAATATGAAACAAACTAATTGTCAAGATTCTATCTGTATGAGTGAATATATAAAATAAAATGGAATATACTATATATCAAATAACAGATTTAGAAACCAATGATATATTTGTTAGTGCATATCAAGGCACTAAGAATATAAAAGAAGTTCGTATTTCCAGAAATGATATTTTAGTAAAAATAAAAAATAAAAAAATTGAAAAAAAAGTAGTTTCAATTGAAAAAGATAAATCTTCTACGGAAAAAAAATTAAAAAAATTAAGTGAAAATAAAAAATTAAATATATTTAGAATTGATAAAAGAATACCAGTACGAAATAAACAAGGTGAAGAATTTAAAGTTTATAAAGATGATCCATTATATATTTCAGGAGATTTAATTCATAAAAATAAAGGAAAGGTTATATGTAAAAATAAATTTGGTGAAACTATGTATATTCCTAAGACACAGTGGGAAACTGGAGATTATACAGGTATTATGAAAAATAGAGTAACTGTTAGAGATGTATCTAACAATACGTTTAGTGTTAATACAAATGATGAATCTTATATAAATGGAACTTTAAAATTTATATCTATTGGAACTACTTTTAAAAAGTCTAAACAAAAAACTGGATTTAAACAAAATAATTATAATACTCTTAGGCAACAAAAACTTATAAAAAAATATAAAGAAAAATATCCCTTATTTGAAAAACCTATAAAGGTATTAAATGGATTATTTTTTATAGAAAACTATTGTGAGCATGGTGATTTAATTATATCTCCATATATTTTTAACAATATATATAAGTTTAATGAAGAAAAAATATATTGTAAAAAATGTAAAAATAAAATTTTAAAAAATAAAAAATTTAATCAATTTGAATTAAGTATCTTAAGAAAAAAATTTATTGATTATTCTTCTTCAGATGGAGCAAATAATATATATAAAGAAGAATTTTTATATTTATATCATCCCTTTATATATAAAGCTATTGAACAAGTTCATAATGAGTTTAAAACTAATTGGATTGAGTCTTGTTTCATTTTCAAAAATAATTTAAAAATTATTCCTATTTGTAATCATGATAATTGTAATAAAAATGTTAAGTTTGCTATGAGTGGTAAACATTATAATTTATTTTGTGATGAGCATTCAAATAAATCATTTTCAGAAATTCAAATATTTGAGATGATAAATAAATCATGTAAGTTAAATGTTATACATAATTATAGAGATAAATATGAAATAGATATTTTTATTCCAGATTTAAACATTGGTATAGAATATAATGGAATTTATTGGCATTGTGATTTATATAGAAAACCATCTTATCATTATGAGAAGTGGAAATATTTTCAGGATAAAGGCATAAAATTAATAACTATATGGGAAGATGATTGGATTCTTAAACAAGATTTAATTAAATCTATGATTAATAATCAATTAGGTTTAAATGAAAATAAAGTATATGCTAGAAAAACTGAGATTAAAGAAGTTAATTCTAAAGATTCTAAAGAATTTCTAGAAAATAATCATATTCAAGGCAATTGTCAATCATCTATTAAACTCGGTCTATATTATGAAAATATATTAGTTTCTTTAATGACTTTTGGGAAAAAAAGAATGGTGTTAAAATCAAAATCTCAAAAAAATCAATATGAACTTCTGCGGTTTTGTAACAAACAAAATACAAGTGTGGTAGGTGGAGCATCTAAATTATTTAAACATTTTATTAAAAAGTATAACCCTATAGAAATAGTTTCTTATGCAAATTTAGATATTTCTAATGGAGCTTTATATGATACTTTAGGATTCAAAAATGAAGGTCATACAGGTGTTAATTACTGGTGGGTCAAGGGAAAAGTTAAATATCATAGAAGTAATTTTATGAAACATAAATTAGTTGCTGAGGGTGCTAATCCTTCTTTAACAGAAAATGAAATAATGAGAGAAAAAGGATATAATAAATTATATGGAAATGGAAACTTAAAATATGTATATGAAATTATTAATAAAAAATAACATAAAAATATTTATATTATTTTTAATTTATATAATTGAAAAAATAGAATTAAAAAATATAGATACATCAGAAAAAATAATAGATTCTATTGATTTATCTGGTCTTGAAATTAGTACGGATAAAGGATTTGAATCTATATCATCTATACATAAAACCAAACCTTTTTATTTATGGAGAATAGAATTAGAAAATGGATATTCATTAGAAGGAGCAGATGAACATATATTATTTAACTCTAATATGGATAAAGTATATATTAAAGATTTAAAAATAAATGATTTTATTCAAACAGATAAAGGTTTAAGCAAAGTTAAAAAAATATCAAGCTTAAATAAATATCCTATTTGTATGTATGATGTTACAGTTAATTCAACTGATCATAGATTTTATAGTAATGGAATTTTATCTCATAATACAACTACAATTGCTGCATTTTTTGCTTGGTATCTTTGTTTCCATTCCGATAGGAACCTTGCTATTTTAGCTAATAGACATAACACAGCTACTGAAATTGTATCTAAAGTAGTTGATGTATTTAAGGGATTACCATTTTGTTTAAAACCTGGGATTATAAATGCAAATCAATCAGGTTTAAGATTAGATAATGGTTGTCAATTATTATCTCAAGCTACTACTAAAACAGCACAAATTGGTTTTACTATTCATGTATTATATGCAGATGAGTTTGCACATATCGCTCCTGGTATTGTTGGCGATTTTTGGAGATCTGTTTATCCTACTTTAGCTTCTTCAGAAATTTCACAATGTATAATATCTTCAACTCCTGCAGGACAAACAAATTTATTTTATGAAATATGGGATAAAGCAGTAAAAAAGAAAAATACATTTAAATTTAAAAGAGTTGATTGGTGGGAAGTTCCTGAACATGATGATGAATGGGCAGAGGAAATGAAAGGAAATTTCAGTGAGGAATACTTTGCTCAGGAATTTGAACTTAAATTTAACTCTGATTCAAAACTTTTACTTGGGTATAAAGAAATTGCATTTATAAAAAGAATTGAAAAAAAATATATTCATAAAGATCTTAATATTGATTTAGATGAAGATCTTTATGAAAATCTTAAATGGAGACCTGATTTTGATCCAAATCAAGGATTTGATCCTAATAAAAATATATTTGTTATCTCGGCTGATACAGGTGAAGGTAAGGAATATGATGAAATGAAAGATAATGATTATAATATATTAAGTATTTATCAATTAGAAATGAAAAGTTTAGTTCAACTAAATCAATTAAGAGAAGATCAATATCTTATAAAAAATATGTTTAGATTAAATCAAGTTGGATTATTTAGAGATAATTTTAAAGATGAAGAAGTAACAGCAAAAGTTGCAAAAGCTCTTGCATTTGATGTATTTGGTGGAGAAGCTAGTATATTAGTTTTAGAAATGAATTTTAATGGAAAATTCTTCTTAAATATATTTTCTCAACATGAGGAATTTTTTGAAGATTCTATAATGAGAACTTATCACACAAAACCTGTTCCTGGTGAAGTTCCTCCAAGAAGAAAAGCGGGTTTTAAAATTGGAAATGATAAAGAACATTTTTGTAAAGAAGGCAGAATGTTAATTAGAGATAAAAGTTTAGTTCCAAATGATTCTATTACTATATTAGAATTTGCTTCATTTGGAAAAGATAGAAGAGGTAAATTTAAAGGAATTGGAACACATGATGATACAGTAATGGCATGTCTTAATATATCCAGGTTGTTTGCAGAACCTATGTTTAGTGGTAAATTGTTTGATTTGTTAACAAATTTACCAGATACTGCTAATAAAAGATTAATTAATAATTATTTACATAGATATGACGATAATTCTAGCGAAATGGGAGATGATTCATTTAAATCATTATTTGCAAATGATAATGAAATAGCTCAACCAGATGTTCCAGATATAAATGAAATGTTTGAAACAGGCTCTAAAGAAAAAGCAAGATGGAAAGTTCCAACCAGAATGATTTCTAAATAAAGTTAAATTTAATTCCTATTTTTTTGATATATAATAAAAGAATCAAGTAATACCAAAAGGTATTCGGGTCAAGAAAATTTAAGAATAAATAATAAAATAAGAAAACAAACTAGTGGTATAAAAACCACTTAGATTAAAAAATAATTATTAATTATGGCGAAAATAGCGTTAGATCTTTCACAATTCAAGTCAGCTGGTGTTTATACAGTAGAAATTGATCAATCAGAAAGAATACAAGTAACTACTCAAACTTTGAGATTAGTACCTGGATTTTCTTCTAAAGGTCCTTTTAATGCTCCTGTTTTTATTAGAAATACTAAAGACTTATATAGAATTTTTGGATTATTAGATACAAAACTTGAAAGAAAAGGTTCTTTCTTTCATAGAAGTATAGAAACATGTTTATTAACAGCACCTGTATTTGCTATAAATTTACTTAAAGTTAATGAAATAAGCGGAACAACAAATGAAAAACTTACTTATACTCCATTATATCTTGATTCAAGTATTAATATAGATGTTATAAATATACAAGATTCATCTGCAAATTCCCAAGATTATATTGATTTTTTTAATAGAGAAAGATTTTGGAAACCTGATGAGTCTTATTTACAAGGCATAGTAAATAATTTAATTTTAGCTTCTAATGATTTAAGCGCTCCACTATTTACTGTTGCAAATTTAGGAACAAAAGATATTTCTTTTGTTATTAGAAAAGCTCAAGGTTTACAAGGATATAGTGTAACAGCTACAGATTGGTATGGTACTGCTGCAAACATTCCTTATGAATGGATTAGACCTCAAGATTTAATGGAAGATTATTTTATACAAGTAATTGCTATAGAAGGAAATTGGTCTAATTATGCTAGTTTAGCAGCCGATCCTTATTATTCAGCATATTTTAATAATACATCAGATTCAAGTGGACTAATTCCATCAAAACTTCAAAGCTTTATAAATGCTGATAATGTAGGATTAGTTGGTTCTTGGACAGGAACTATTATTCCTGATTTTAAAGATCAAACTGGAGCAGAACAATATCTTCCTACAATAATAAATGGAGCTGTTTCTTTAACTGGCGTTTATTGTACAGTTAACAAAGATGCTTTAGATCAATTAATCTGGGATGAAGAGAATGATCAATGGGAAAGTGGAGATGGAACTGGAACTACAGTTGCTCCTTTCTTAGTTGACTTAGTTGGACATCAATTTGCTCAAGAAGATAATTCTACAAATATTAATTTATTGAGTTATAATATAAATATAGATGCAGAAGAAAATATTTTCCATAAAGATGTTAGCATTGCTCCTTTTATAGATTCAAGTACTACTGCTAATGGTAAGAAATTTTATCTTGATTCTTCAACTGCTGATAATCTTAATGTAGGTGTTGGTTCTTATGTTGCTTCAGGAGCAGAAATACAACCTGGTTTAACAAGAATTTTAAACAAATATATTTATGATTCTTCTATAGTAATTGAAACTGCTGAACCTGTTTATGGTTGGTCTTCAACTTTAAGTACTAATATGACAGTTCAATTAGATATAGAAGATCCTTCAATTAATAAAGCTTATAAACTTATTCACCAAGCTGGATTTAAGTTACGAAATAAGCATATGCCAGGATATGATACATCTGGAACAAAAAATGCAGAAGCTGGAGTAGAAAAAATTTATGGAATGCTTCTTAATTCTGGAATTTTAAGAGGATTAACAAATCCAGATATGATTAATTATCGTTATGTAGTTGATTCAATGGCTTATGGTCTAGGAGCTAATATGGGTGGGAAATCCAATTTATCAAGTTTAGCTAAGAAAAGAGGTAAGTGTATGGCAATTATAAGTGCTCCAGCTATGAAACAATTAGCATCTTCTCAAAATCCTTATTTTGTAGATACTTTTGTATCTGGTGTAGATCCAAAACCTATTTTTAATACTGCTTGGATTCCAGAAGGTGGAAATCCTGATATGCCAAGAACATTTAAATTCACAATGCCATCTGAAGAATTAGGTGCTAAGTATTGTGGAGTATTTGGACCATTCTTAAGATATAATGAGAATGGAAAACTTATAGATGTACCACCTGCTGCTGATGTAGCTAATGCTTATGCACGAAAGTTTTTAGGAGGAAATCCATTTGCAATAGTTGCAAATAGAAATGGTATTCTTTCAAATCCAAAATTATCAGGAGTAGAATATATGATTGATAAACAAGATAGAGATTCTCTAGAACCTTTTGGATATAATTCTATTATTGAACGTCCTGCAACTAGACAAATAATGATATACTCTAATGCAACTGGATTTCAGTCTGTTAAGAGTGATTATAATAATTTACATGTTAGAGAATTACTTAATACTTTAGAACTTCAAATTGATGAAATTCTACAGAACTATGTATTTGACTTTAATAATGCTGTAACAAGATTAAACATTATAAATTCAATCTCTCCAATTCTTGAAACAACTAAAGATGCTGGGGCAATTTATAAGTATGAACTTATAATGGATGATACAAATAATTCAGCCATCATCATAGCTGATGGATTTGGTATTGTTGATATTGGTCTTTGGATAACTGGAGCCCTTACTAAGATTGTTGCACAATTTACTGTAAATTCTGAAGGAGCTGTAAGTTCTGGTGGTTTCGCAGGATAATATAATAAAATAAAAATAAGTAACTAATAATGGCAGAGACAAATTTTACAAGCCAAGGGCTATATGGTTTATCACACTTTAGAAATACAAGAGCTTCACAAGAACTCTATGAACCAGTATATCCTAACCTATTTACAGTTCAAATACAATTACCAGAGGGTGTTGGTTCAGATGCTGAAAGTACAAATTTACTTTTAGAAGGAATTAGAAATGTTGGAGGTTTACAATCTCATTCATTCCCAACCAATCTTGCTGAACAGAAATATAAATGGGCTTCTAGACGTTTTGCTGGTTCAAAACCAGATAAAACTACAATGGATGTGTCTTTTGATTTTGAAGTAAATATAAATAGAACACCTAGCGCTTATACTGTCAAAACACTTAGAAAATGGTGTGACTTAGTATATGATCCACTTACTGGTAGAACTGGATTAAAAGCTGATTATGTAGCAGATTGGGCTCTTATAACTCTTTATGATCGTGGAGCAAGGCCATTTTGGCAGTGGAAATTATATTTTCCTTTCCCTATGACAGGAATTCCTGAGGTGCCTTTAGATTATGATAATGATTCTGATCTATTTAAAGTAACAGGATTTACTTTAGCTACAGATTTCTGGGATGAAACTATTATCTAATAGTTTGAAACTTTATTTAACTATTTAAGGAGGGATTAATTCCTCCTTTTTTATTTCAATATGATAGAAAACAAAACCCTTTTTTTACTATATAATATAAAATGGAAAATTTAAAGAAAAAAGGTAAAATTACAATAAAGGATTTTGAGGGTAACACATTCCAAGTTGACAAAAAAGATCCCCGATATAATAGTGGAGAATTAGTTCATATTTCAAAAGGAACTATTAATGTAATCTATAATGACAAAATCTTTTCTTGCAAGCCAAATCACCCCAATGTATTAAATGGAAAATATAAAATAATTAAAGGAGGCCGTTGTAAATTTATTAATAAAGAAACTTATGAAATTAAATACTTATTTAAAGAAGATATTCTTGTTCAAACTGAAATTTTTGAACCTATTTTAAAATTTTATAGATATATTAGAGATGAAAATGGAAATACAAAAGCTGTTTTAAAAAATGATCCAATATTAAAAAATAAAAATACTTTAGCTGTTACTAATAAGTATACTTATATGTGTAAGATTCATGGTTTACAAAAAAATCTCCCAGAATACAAAAGAAATAAATCTAAACCTATTTTAGAAAAATATAAAATATATTGTCCAAAATGTCATAATTATTATTTATCTGAAAAATATATACCTTCTGATAAAGATATAAAAGAATGTCGAGAGTTTTTAGATAAATTTTATTTTTATTCATCTCTACAATATACTGAAAAATACTGGGATAAGATTATTCCGCATTTTAAAAAATGCGTATACTATGAAACTTCTTCTTTTGATAAAAATACAAAATTTTCTAGTAGAATATATGCATTTAAAAATAACATTAAAGAACTTCCAGAATGTAATGTTGAAAATTGCTATAATAAAACTCATTTCTTTTTAAGTGGTATTGGAATAAGTCAATATTGTGAAGAACATGCATGTTCTTATTCTATAAGTAATGGAGAACAAGCATTAAAAAATTGGATATCTGAAATTTATTCAGGAGAAATAAAACAAACTTATAGAACAGATGGGAAAGAAATAGATATTTTTATTCCAAATTTAAATATTGGTATAGAATATAATGGAATATGGTGGCATGGAGATTCATATTTACCTAAAAATTATCATTTAGATAAATGGAAATTTTTTAAAAATAAAGGAATTAAACTTATAACTATATGGGAAGACGATTGGAATCTTAAACAAGATTTAGTTAAATCAATTATAAAAAATCAATTATATCTTATAAACGAAAGGATATATGCTAGAAAAACTGAGATTAAAGAAGTTGATTTTAAAGATTCTAAAGAATTTTTAGAAAACAATCATATTCAAGGAAATAGCCAAGCTTCTATTAGATTAGGACTATATTATGAAAATATACTAGTTTCTTTAATGACCTTTGGTAAAAAAAGAATGATTATGAAAGGAAAATCTAATAAAAATCAATATGAACTTCTACGATTTTGTAACAAGCAAAATACAAGTGTTATTGGTGGAGCATCTAAATTGTTTAAACATTTTATTATTTATTACAATCCCTCTGAAGTGGTTTCTTATGCAAATCTGGACATTTCTAATGGAAA